GTCTGTTCAGACATGTACTGAATGTCTTAGCTCTTTTATAGCCGCAAGATCTCAACCTTATTGTAAAAGATGTTGTGAAGATATGGCAACTGCTAAACTTAAAAGAGATGCGGTACAAAAACCTAAAAGACCTAGGATTAAATCTAGTGAACAGATCAAACAACTGTTATTAGAAGCTTATAGAATGGGTCAGTCAGATTATCCTGTTGAAGATTTTAATGAATGGTTAATTACAAAATTAAAATGATATGGCAATAACTGTATTAAAACATAATAAAGATGATGTACCTTACTTGATGTTTGACACTTTTCAAATAGAAGGTGAAATAAGTACTGAAGAAGAACCTGTTCACATGTGGGTAGCTACATTGACACCGGTTAGTGTAAGGTTAGAACCATTAGGAGAAGCAATCAATTATGAGATACCTGGTGAGAAAGAGTTTCACGTTAAACTTAGATTTGAAGCAGATGCAGCAGGTAAATTAGAAAGAAAATATTGTACTAATCCTGAGTGGAATCCAGAAAAATATATTAAAGAGCTATGATATGTGTACTATGTAATAAAGAGTTTGATGAACATGAGAAAATTCGGATGGCTCAACAAGAATTTGTAAGTGTGGGTGGACACAATCCTGCACCATTATCAGAAGAAGGTAGATGTTGTACTAAATGTAACTTTAGTAAAGTACTACCTGCTAGATTAGAAAATATGTATAACCCTAAAAACAAATCAAATGGGAGCAATTAGTATTGAAGTTACCGCATATGGTAAAAATATAAAAGAAGCTTTTAGAAATGCGCAAGAAGAAGCACAAGAAGAGTACGGTACTGACTCATATAATGGATCTATTAACAATTGTTATCTTACTAAAGATGTCAGTTCTAAGCGTCCTACTATGCATCCCACTGAGCTCTATGATTATATCATTGAGAGAGTGGACAAAAGAGAAGTAATGGGTTGGTGTGAAAGCGCGCCTAAGTTAAATGAGAATAAAATAAAGTCTCAAGTTAAGAACTTTCCACAAGAAGGAGCAAGGAAATGGGTAACAGTATACCAAGCCATTAAGCCTTGGAGTAATGAAGTTGTAGCAGAAGATAAAACTCAAACAGGTTGTATCAAAAAAGCTAGAGCTTACGTAGAGAAACATGAAGGATCTCTAGAGATAATCATTACTAAAAGATTAGAGAGTGGTAAAGAGAAATGTGCTACAGTAAGTTATAAGAAAGCTGCTGGAGAGAAGAATGGTAAGTATGTATTTGTAGGTATGGCACCTTGTTAAATTAAGTTATTATGAATGAGTATGTATGTTTAGATTGTGGTGATGATTTTGTAACAGCAGAAGAAGATGTTACAGTGTGTACCCAATGTTTAAGCCCTAACATAGTAAAGGAGGACTAATGGATATTAAAAAGGATACGCAGTACCAGGAAGGATACTGGTCAGCTAGAACAATAGTTGAACATATAGATAAGACTACCTATCTTACTATAGACCATGCTATAAAAGCTAAAGAAGAACTTATTGGACAGTTTGAAGAGAAGTTTGGATATCATAGAGATCTTGATGTATATGATTCTAACTACAGCTGGAACTGTGGATTTTTAGATTACTTAAAAGAACATAAAGATGATACAAGTAAAAAAGAAAGTTAGACTTGGATTCAGGGACTGGAGTAAAAACTCAGATAAAGTATATACGCTTCAGCTTCAGAATGATGACAATGTATATACGGTACTTGCTAGTTATGGTAGACGTTATCAGTATCCAAGAACTGATATCAAAATAACAACAAGTGATTACGGTAAAGCATTAGAAGTATTTGATACTACTATGTATAGTAAGCTCAAGAAAGGGTATGAAGTAGAGGCAGATTAATAGTTAGTCTGCCTTTTATTTTGTATATTATTATATGAGAAAGTTTCACGTTGCTGTAGAAATAACAATAGATGATGAAAGGATACAGGATTTGTATCCCAACTTTGACATCTACTATGACAACGTGGAAGATTTCATAGAACACATATATGATTCTATGGAAACAGATGACCCAAAGTCTTTGGATAAGCTAGGCTATAGAGTAAGAGTAGATGAACACCTTACTATGCTACCAATTACGTATAACGCAAATTAATTATGGATATACTTGAACTATTAATAGCAGGGATACTGCTAACTATAGTCTGGGTACAAATGAAAAATGATGCAAGATAATGTATTCAGTATTAAACTAGTAAAGAAAAATGGTAAGTTAATGCACCAGTTAGATGCAGAGTTAACCATGTATAAAAATTTTGTAGATACTTTAGAGAATGGTCAAGTAGTTGAAGCGTTCTTTGAAGCTAATAAAGATAATGGTACTAACCCCCAGCTGGCAAAGATTCATGCATCTATAAGAAAGTTAGCAATAGAGCTGGGATATACCTTTGAGGAGATGAAACGTGAGATTAAAAGAATGTCAGGTTTGTGTTGGGATGGATCAGATGGATCAGAATACTGCAAGTCTTTTGCAGAATGTAGTAGAGAAGAACTTGGATTAGTTATAGAAGCTTTAAATCAGGCAGGAGAAAATGTAAATATTACATTTTAATCTTCTTCTGTGTTTTCTTCTGTATCTTCTAATATAGGGAGATCTAATTCTATTTCATTGTCTGTTGTGTAACCAGCTTTTTCAAATTCAGTTTCAATTGCTTTTACAAGTATGATTAGGGTTTCTAAATTGAATGCATATTGATCATTCTTTAGATATTTATCTACTTTAATTTTACCTAAAGCAATTAACAATTCTTTCTGATCCACGGAGTCACAGTACTCCATTAGTAATTTATTTAAACGTTGGTAAAAGATACCACCTATGGTAACCTGAACAGCTTTATCAGGTGGTATACTTTGTACATTTACTTTACGTTTTTCAGTTTTCATATAACAAATATAGGAAATTTATTATGACAATTAAAGAAATACAAAACAAACTCTATGAGAAGTTAAAGCCTTCAGGTTGGGGTGATAGACTCAAAATGTTTTTACTTAGTAAAGATTTTGAGAACATTCTGACGCATTTATATGATGAGTCACAAGCAGGTAGAAGGTTTACACCAGTACTAAAAGATTTATTTAGAGCCTTTGAAGAATGTCCCTATGACAAACTAAGAGTTGTAGTTATTGGACAAGACCCTTATCCACAAGCAGGAGTTGCAGACGGTATATCATTTAGCTGTAGCCATACAGGTAAAGTGCAGCCATCACTACGGTACATGTTTAAAGAAATAGAAGATACAGTATATCCTGATGGTATGAGATGGGATCCAGATCTTAAGAGATGGAGTAACCAGGGTATACTTATGCTAAACACAGCTATGACTTGTGAAATAGGTAACATTGGTTCACACATTAAATTGTGGGAGCCATTTGCAGAGTACCTATTTGATACATTAGATAACAACTATACAGGTCTTGTATATGTGTTTTTAGGAAATAAGGCAAAGGCATGGAATAAAACAATAGGTAGTTCAAACTACAAGTTCTTTGTTCCACATCCTGCTTCAGCTGCATACCGTAAAGGTAGCAAATGGGAATCAGGAGATCTTTTTAATAAAGTAAATGATATACTAGATAAAAATTATGGTGAGAAAATTATTTGGTAATGATAAGGGAAGTACACAGAAAAAGTTTAGTAATTAGACCAAGTGGCCGGAGCACAGACTATATCAGTCCAAGCTTTGGCTACGGATGTCTATACAATTGTACATACTGTTACATGAAACGTCATAAACCAGAAGGTTTAGATTACGCGGATCATGTTAAAAGTTATAGAGATATACTCACAGAGATAGATCATCACGCTTGGTTTGACACTACAGAGAAGCCTAACCAGACGCACGCAAAGTATATTACTTATGACATTAGTTGTAATGAAGACTTTGCTTTACACTTAAAATATCATGATTGGTACAGGATATTTAATTTCTTTTTACAACATCCTAAAGCTATGGGTTCATTTGCAACTAAGTATGTAAATAGAGAGTTGTTAAACTTTGATCCTAATGGTAAGATTAGAATAAGATTTAGTCTTATGCCTGAGAACATCAGAAAGATTCTTGAGCCTAACACTAGTAGCATAATGGATAGACTAAAAGCTATTAATGATTTTAAGCGTGCCGGTTATGATGTGCATCTTAACTTCAGTCCAGTAATAGTTTATGATGGGTGGATAGAAGATTACCAAGATCTTTTTGCGTGGGTTAATGGAGCTGTAGATAAAAAGTATAGAGATGAAGTTAAAGCAGAAGTTATATTTCTTACACATAATGCAGATAAGCATGAGTATAACTTAGCAAACAACCTACCAGGAGAAGATTTATTGTGGCGGCCAGATATACAAGAAAGCAAAAGATCAGAATTTGGTGGAGAAAATATAAGATATGAGTGGCAAATTAAACAAAATTTTATATATTTATTTAGGGAGGCACATAAACAAGTGATACCATGGAATACAATTAGATATATATTTTAAAAATGACAAAGAAAGAATTTTATGTAAGAGCTAGTTCTATAATACTAATTGCTTTTGCTCCTTGGCTTTGTTTATTTTTATGTGGATATCAAAAATCATATTCTTCTTATTGGTTAACAGCGTGTCAACCTATCTTTATATTAGCTAATATACTTACTGCATTTTATTTAAATCAGCAGAAAGATTGGAAAATGTCCTCAGTCCTATTAGTAGGTGTTATAATGTTTAACACAACTGACTACCGTTTCATACATGATATATTAGCACTAATGTTTTTTGTACATTGCTTATTGATAATGATAAGAAGAGTTAGGAGTGTTCCTATACTATTACTGTTTCTAAGCAGTATAGCTTTCTTGCCGTGGTCTATATTAGCAGCAGAAATCATTGCTATAACAGCTCTATGTTTATATCATTTATTAATTTTAGAAACTTATTATCGTTTAACATTAGAAAATGGGAAAGAAAAAATTAAAGAAAATTAAGGTGCTTACAGCATCTGGTGAGAAGGAAGTATACTTACACGGTAAGATAATGAGTGGTTATTTAGTCAGCCATGAAGAAGAATCAATGAATCTTTTTCATGTAACAGAAGATCAAATACTAAAAAAGTAAAGCAGCTATAATAGCTAATAAACCAACACTAGAACCAAGCCATCCAGCCTTAGTCCATTTGTGTTTAGTTTTTTCAGATTTAAGCTCTTCCTCTTTGAGAGTAATAATATCTCTATGATCTAGTATAATCAGATCTTTAGACTTTATAATACTATCTTTTATCACTATAATGCTTTCTAGTTTACTATTGACCGTATCAGCTATTAATAATTGCTGTTCCGCAATAGTAAGGAGTGTATCACACTCTGAAGCACGGATTACTCTGCTTGCTATCTTTTGGAGCTCTTCATTAGTATAGCAAGTTAGAGTATCTGTATTACCAGTTTGTGCGTATAACGCTGTCAAGCTGTGAATTACTATAATGAGGTAGATTAATATATATCTCACGGTAACGGTATTTTACTTTTTGTTTTAAGGTGTGTAATGAGTCACGTTGCTGTTTTAGTACCACTACGCTATCAGAGAGTAATGAGGCACGTTCCTCTAAAGCTTGTATAGATTTATTCTTGTCAGCTATAGATTGTTCAAGCTTGTATAACTCTACTGCATTACTACTATCATCACTGCCACCCTTACTCATCAGCAAGACAGCAAGAATGACAATGACAACTAGTAACAGTAATATAAAATTACTTTTTGTTAGGTACTCTTTCACCTGGTGCAAATTTGCGTAGAACAGAAACACCTAACATAGTAGCAGCAAATATCAACATGCTATCAAACATGCCATCATTGATGTCATAAAAATGAAAACCATCAACAACAAATGCTATAAAAGCAAGAAGCCCAGCTAATAGACCCATTACTTTCTTTGAAGAGTACTTATTGTCTTTAGCATCTTCAGTCATTATGTCTTTTAAAAATTTCATAGTGTATAGTTTTGTTGTAACAAATATATAAATTTTATGGAACTTAGAAGTAGTTACACAGAAGAGCAGATAAGCCAAGTAGAAAATTATGTAGTAAAATTACACCAATATGTATGTAGTATAGAGTTCCAAGAATATAATCTAGAACCTAGAAAAGATAAGTTTTACGCTGAACTTTATTATGCTCTACACTTTGCACAAATTACTAGACAGATCTTTCTTAATGAACCCACTACTAACTGGATTGCACTCCAAGTAAATGTGGAAAAAGCAAGAAGAGATGGTTGTATAAAAGCATACAAAATACCCTCAAAGAAACTATTATTTAGTATCTTTAATATACAAAAAGAGGTACACTTTCAACAAGCTACCTTATACCGGGGACGCGGATCATTTCAAGCTATTGACGGTTATGGTTTTGTAACTATGGATAAGTATTTAGCTAGAAAAGAAAACCCGCTTATCACCAATACAAAAAATGTAATAGATTTCATTGCTGTAGAATATGACAAAAAAGACTAAGTTGTTGAAACAAATGGAGATGTTTAATGAGATGTCACGTCACAAACTTTCTCCTAATCAGTATTATTTATTATGTTGCATAAGAGATTCAATAAGCCCTTTGCGTATTAATATGCATTTAGAGCTGAGAAGTCTAGTTGCTGAAGGTTGGTTAGTGCAAGAGAATAAGCATATACATGAGTATAAACTTACTCCCAAATCTTATACACTAATAGACCAGTTAGAATCTTTATTTAAAATCAATAAAAGGAAAACAAGTAATCAGATACTTGGTGATAAGTTCAAAGAGAACATTGCTCAGTATACTCAAATGTTTCCAAACCAAAAATTGCCCAGTGGTAAAGCAGCTAGATCTGCACCTGGGAACCTAGAAAAAAACTTTAGATGGTTCTTTGATAATTTTAATTATGAATGGGAATTAATTCTTCAGGCAACTGGAGTATATATTAATGAGCATCAGAAGAATAATTATATATACATGAGAACATCCCAATACTTTATAAGAAAAGACAACCTAAGTGATCTTGCAGACTTATGTGAGAATATACTTAATGGTGGTTATGAAGAAGAAAAGAAAACTATAAAAGTAAAAGTAGTATGAAAAAGTATGAAGCAAAATTGCACAGCTTTCTTATCTCTTTTCTAACAGCTTGTATAGTATGGTTAATCATTGATAATCTGATATTTAGGTTATCTTTTGTACACTTTATTATTATTGAGATTCTTGCCGGATTTGGTGAAATTTTTAGTACCTTTATGAAAGCTTTAGTAGGGATAAAAACAGACACTGAATTAGATAAATTAAATGAGTAACTCAAGGACTCCTTGGAAGGATCAACGTGCGGCATATAAAGAAGCTCTAGTATATGTAAATGCTAGAAAACAAGGAACTGTTACAAGTTTTAAAACACCATGGCCAAAAGTAAATGAGGCTGGTGTAAATGGGCTTGAGTGGCATTCTATGACGGTAATAGGTGGAAGACCAGGTACTGGTAAAACTCTTATTAAAGATCAGATTGTTAGAGAAGGATTTGTACAGAACAAAGGACATAACATTAGGGTTCTAGAATTTCAGTTTGAAATGGTAGCTAGAGCATCAAAGGTTAGAGAATTTTGTTCAGTGTTAGGTAAGCCTTACAAATATGTTTGTAGTGCTTATCAGAATAACGTATTATCAGATGCAGATTTAAATACACTGTATCAACATGCAAAAAAAGCAGTAGATATTGACAAATGTCCAGTAGATATTGTAGAAAACCCGTGTACTGTAGAACAGATGAAAAATATAGTAGCTAACTATATGGAAAATCATTCACAAACAGTTGACGGTATTAAAGTGTATACTAATACAGTAATCACTTTAGATCATTCTTACTTATTAAAACAAGAGAAAGGTGAATCCAAAACAGATATGCTTTACAATTTAGGTGAAGCATTAACCGCACTCAAAAGACGTTACCCTATAGCGTTTGTAATTCTTTCACAGCTTGGTAGACATGTTGAGTCTCCTGAAAGAAATGAAAACGGCAAATACGGTAATTACATTTTGGAAACAGATATTCTAGGTGGAGATGCATTATTTCAACACGCTGATATGGTTATTGGTGTGAACAGACCTGCTAATAAGTACATTGAGTATTATGGACCTGAACGGTATATAATACAAGATGATACTGTTCTTGTGTTTCATTTCTTAAAATGTAGAAATGGTGATACAAGAATGAGTTTCTTTAAAGCAATGTTTGACAAGATGGAAGTGCATGAGATGCCTACCCCAGGTATTCAGCAAAAAAGAGTAAGCACTAATTAAATTTTTAAAAATGGCAATAAGTACAACAAGTAAACAAGAAGAAAAAGGTCCTACTAAAAGGGAAAAGGTTCTTTTGCTTATGGAAAAGCACAAGCCGTTGTTTGAAAAGGAAGGTGTAACAAATCCTAAGTTTATACCCCGCATGGCGTATAAGCATAATGGAGAATTAATAATAGGTTTCTATCCAAAAGAAATGTATGGTGAACAAGACATCTATACAGAATTTTGTAGTAGGGAATATGAACCAGAAGATCCAGAAAGAATACTTTATAAGTGGAAATATAATCCACACTATGAAGAAGAGTATGAAGCTTCTGATCCACATCCTACTACTGGTGATGTTAGATATTTAATTCCTGTAGATGAGCTAATAAATGTAGCGGAAGAGCATAAAGAAGAATCAAAAGACCAACCTCAACTCTTTGAAGAGTTTGATAAAAAGTCTAGTGATGTTCCTTATGATGCTATGACGTTACGTGATTATGCAGCTATTCAATGGCAGAAGCCTGTAAGTCACAAGAAGTGGCTAAATGAATTAATAACCAAAAATTTCAAATAATGTCAGAAATTAAATTACCTTTAAAAAAGGTTAAAGCTGAAACCCAAAGCCCTAAGAATCTTATTATCTTTTCTAAACCAAAGGTAGGTAAGACTGCCTTATTAGCAGACTTAGAAGACTGCTTAATAATAGACTTAGAAAGTGGTACAGATTACGTAGAGGCTTTAAAAATTAAAGCTACTAGTGTAGAGGATATAAAAAAGATTGGTGAGGAAATCAAAAAAGCTGGTAATCCTTACAAATATATTGCTCTAGACACTATAACAGCTTTAGAAGAAGTCTGTATACCATATGCAGAAATTCTTTATTCTAAAAAAGCTATGGGTAAAAGTTGGTTTAAGAAAGGGGCTGATGGTCAATTAGCTAGAGATAGCGGTAAAGCTCAATATGGTAATATCTTAAACCTACCTAATGGTGCAGGCTACTCTTATCTAAGAGAAGCTATGACTAAGATTATTGAATATGTTAAAACCCTTGCTCCTAGAGTTATTCTAGTTGGTCACATTAAAGATGTGTTACTAGAAAAGTCTGGTGGTGAATTTAGCTCAGGAGATTTAGATCTCACGGGTAAAATGAAGAGGATTGTTACTTCTCAATCAGATGCTATTGGGTATCTGTATAGAAAAGGTAACAAAAATACAAGAGCAGAAATATGATGCTATGCTATCTTCTAAAGTTCTTCAAGAATTTCAGTT